AGTTATTTGAGGGTATAATGGCGTTCGCTAGTGGCAAAAAGGCTTGGGGTATTTCTGATCGTTCAGGAAAGCGATATCGTCTTTCTGAAATGAAGAAGGAATGGAACGGTCTTTTAGTTGGTCCAGATGAGTGGGAAGAAAAACATCCCCAGCTCTTTCCTCCTCGTGTAGGGCCAGATCCACAAGCCCTAAAAGACGCACGTCCGGATAGAGAAGAACCTAAAGTTGAGGTATTGTTGAGATCGAATCCTTTGCTTTCTTCAGGGTCTGGAACAGGTGTTATAACCGTAATCGAGCCTGGTCATGGTAGAAGCACTTCTAATGTTGTACGATTAAGAAACGCGGCGCCGTTTGATGGTTTTACGGCTTCAGCATTAAACGACACGAACGGCTATTCGATCACAGTGGTCGATAGCGACACATACACAATCACTGTGTCCGAAACGGCACAATCAGGGCAGGTTCGAGGGGGCGGAGATTTTACGTCTGCAGGGCCTGTCACGGTGGAGGCATAAATGGCTTTTACATATAGTCAGTTAAAACAGGCGGTTCAGGATTACACTGAAAATTACGAGACGACTTTTGTAAACAACCTCCCTGTTTTTATCAGGTTGGCTGAAGACAAAATTTTAAAACAAGTTCAATTAAATTTGTTTCGCAAAACTCAGTCGTCCACTTTTGTGGTGGGAACTAAGTACTTAAATTTGCCGACAGATTTTTTGGCTCCGTATTCTTTGTCGTATATCAAGAATAACGAGAAGAACTACCTTGATTTTAAAGATGCTAGTTTCGTACAAACGTACTCTCCGGACGCGACAGTTCAGGGCGATCCTCGTTATTACGCACAGTTTGATAACGTTAATTTCATTCTTGGACCAACTCCAGGTACAGCGTACCCGTTTGAGTTAAGCTATTTCTATGCGCCTGTTAGTTTGACCGAGGATTCTGCTGGAGACAATGCAACAAGTTGGTTAAGCATTAACGCTGAGACTACCCTTTTGTATGCGACCCTAGTTGAGTCTGGTGTGTTTATGAAAGCTGAAAACGATACAATGTCCATGTACCAACAACGGGTGCAGGAAGGTTTAGTGCAACTGAAAATGTTGGGCGAATCTAAACAGACTACAGACTTGTATCGTGTGGGTCAGATTGTTCGGCCTAGTCAATGATGCAGGTAAAAGTTCATACCACAACAAACAGGGGGCATACTCCGGAGGAGATCGCCTCTTTTTGTTGTGATAAGTTGATGCATGTAGCGGATACGGCTCCTCCAGTGATTAGAGATCAAGCAAGGGCATTTAAAAATGTTATGGAGTCTGTTATATCGGATCACATAAAACAGGGTATTCTCAGTGACCGTACAACTGTGTATAATGCCTTAAAAGATGCAGGACACCCAGAGCTTGCTGAGTTAATAAGGAGAATGTGATGTCGATTACTGCAGGATTGACCACCTCGTTTAAAGAAGAACTTCTTTTAGGGGGTCACGATTTTAGTACGTCGGGTGCGTCAGCGGGAACGTTTGTAATATCGTTATATATTAACTCGTCCGATGTTTTAGGACCAGCTACCACCACTCCACCGTTTGGCGCCGAAGAAGTTCCCACCACTGGCGTTAGTGGAGCAGGCGGTTATACCTCCGGAGGTGGAGCCTCAGCAATTACGGACAATGGTCTAGTTGTTGGCACAGCCCCTACAAATGGAGGGGCTGGAACAACTGTATTTACCAGTTTTTCTAACAAGACGTTTACTGGTGTGACAATTACAAATGCGAACTCTGCGGTTGTTTTTAATAACACGCCAGCAGGAAACGCGTCCGCTAGAACTCAACCGTCTGTTGCAGTGTTGGATTTTGGTGGCAATAAAAGCGCCTCGGGTGGAGACTTTACTATTCAGTTTCCAACAGCAGACGCGAGTACGGCAATCATAAGGATTGCGTAATGCCTGTATTTGATAGAGTAAAAGAAACATCTACAACCGAAGGCACTGTGAGTATGACTCTCAGCGGTCCTTCAGTAGGGTTTCAGTCATTCGCGAGTGTCTTTAGTGTTGGAGACGAGACTTTTTACTCTATTGTTTCTGCGGACGGTGATTTTGAAGTAGGTATTGGAACATACTCTGCATTAAATACGTTAAGGCGAGATACGGTGCTAACAAGTAGCAACTCAGGCAGTAAAGTGTCTTTTTCTGCGGGCATAAAATCAGTGTTTGTGACTTACCCTGCTAGTAAGTCTGTGACAATCGATCAGTCAATCGCACTATCAATTGCGTTAGGATAAAAAATGGGCAAGAAACTTATATTTGATTACACGTTTGATGCTTCCGCAAAGACGGTAAAAGTCAACGATGTGTACGCACGAAAACGGTTCTTGTTAATCACAAACGTTACGGCTGGAACAATTATTTACCAGTTTAATGACAGTGCTCTAGGCTTGGACAATATTGCTTTCGATTACAGCAATTTTGAAACCACCTTAACGTTGACTTTTGATACGACCGCTATGAGCGATACTGACGATCTTCAGATCCTCTTAGAAGAAGAAAGCACCGACATGACCGTTAATCAACGGTTTGTTGACCCTGTTTCTAAAATACGCGTTTCAAACCCTGAGAACCTAATTGACACTGACTTTGAATATGGTTTGCAGTCCACAAAATGGGAGACACTAGAGCTCACCAATAACATCCCTACGTTCTTTGCTCGTAATGGGGATTTTGATATTGGTGTAGAAACTATGACGGTCGCTCAAGGCAGCGATGTTGTTACGGTAACAACAACTGATGCCCACGGTCTTCAACGTGGGGCGCCTATTATTGTGCAATCTTCTGGCAGCGCCTCTGCCGATGGCGGTTTCGTAGTGTCTTCTATTTTAAGCACAACGGCCTTTAACTATATAGCTAAGTCTATTTTCTTACAGACACGAGACATTAACGAAACGTTCACTCAATTGTTCCCAGGTTCAGTTTATTCAGGAACAGAGTTTAAATTGACGAACGTTGGGGGGATTACAACCGATTCATCGGACCCTAGTGAGTTAACAGTTAGCACTGTTTTTCCAACAGACTTCACTACCGGTACCAGCATGGCGTTGTCCAATACCTTTGCTAAGTCGACACTTAACTTTGAGACATCTGGAGTAGACGTAGACAATGTCTCATCTTTAGATATTTCTTACACAAACAACGTTCCGACTGGTGAGGCTGACGGGTTTTTGTTAGGTGGTGTGTCGTCAATTAGTTGGCAACCAGATTTAACTAAAACAAACGGGATTTTTTTCAAAGAGTCCGATGTGACGGTTGCTAATAACCAAGCAACTTTTTCAGCCCCACATGGTTTTCAATCAGGAGACCTTGTTTCGTATTTAGGTGATAGTAGTAACACTTCTATTTCTGGCTTGTCGTATATGAATGCGTATTTTGTAAACGTAATAAATGAGAACACAATTCAATTTCATACCTTCCGTACGAGCTCCTTATCATCTGGACGCATAAGCATAAGCGCTCCTGGAACCAGTTCGGGTTTAATTAAATCAGCCTTTGTGCGTTCTTACTGGCAGTCGTATTATTACGGTTATAGCAGCAGTAATTTTTACTATCGCGGCGTGGCGTACATCTACGTCAACTCAAGTATCTCCGCAGTAGACAGTAATGTTTTTGCCAAATTTGGATATACTATTGCTGACAACCCTGCCTTTGCTGTTAGAATAAATGGTGGAAGCCATTCTTATTTTAATGAAGCTACAGCTATAACGCAGCCCGCTTCAAGCTCGAATTACGATTATTATCTAAGGTCTCGTTCATCTGCTTATTCGAATTTAACCCAAATTTATCAAAACAATAACGGTAGCCAAGTATACTTTTACGGCAGTAACACCACAGATCTGGCATGGGTTCCAACTCTGTTTGATGTAACACCTTCAACTCTGTATGTTCCGAGCCACGGTATAACTGATCCTTCGGTCGTTACCGTTACGTCTACATCAGGGACCTTGCCTACTGGCCTGTCTTCCGGGACTGCTTACATAGCTAGTCGCGTAGATGACAACAGGCTTAGTTTTACGAGTACAACCGGTTCAGCCATTAAGTTTACAAGCAGCGGCTCTACAGATCTTGTGTATAGAGTTCAAGCAACTCTTACAAAACCAACAGCCAACACGGTTCAAATTCCTGGAAACACCCTTCTAGAGGGCTCTGCTGTTGTATATGACGTAGACGGAGGAACTGAGATTGGTGGTTTGTCTGATGGCACTACTTACTATGCGGCCTTTAAGTCTGGAGACAGGTTTCAATTATCTACTACCGCCAACCCGTTTGGCGTATCCGGTGCTTGCTTGGCTCAAAACAGTAGTTTTTGGATCTCTCTTGGTTTAAATCGAATACGCATAGACGGCACTAATCCGTTTTCTACAGGCGATGCGGTTCAATATTCTTCCTTGAGTCCGCTCATTGGTTTGAATAACGGTCAGATTTATTGGGTAGAGGTTTCTACTAGCTACATTTACCTTTATAACAGCAAGGCTGAGGCCGTGGCCGGAGTTTCTGGAAATAGAGTAAATCTAGAGTACTACGGTTCTGGTCGAGGGACTTTCTCAGAGCTTAATATTATAGATCTTACTTCTGTTCCATCGCCCTCAGAGACGCAGGTTTTATTGGCGGATTACGTTGGCGCTGCAGATGGAAACTATGTGGTTTCTTCTACCGGAACGGATGGATTGTCGTTTACTTTTGATGCGGGCAACGTAATTGAGGCTCGGACTACGTTGGTTACTGCGCAGGCCGTGTTTGTTGCTGATTTAAATTCTTTGTACATTGTAGACCACGGGTTCATTACAGGGGACTCGGTTGTATACACGACAAGCGGAACCACAAATATTAACGGTCTCACAAGTGGCAACACGTATTACGTAGTTCGGAAGAACAAAGATTTTCTTCAGTTTGCAACAACCGAAGATAACGCAAGTCTTGGCACAGTTATCTCTTTGTCAGAGACAGGGTCTAGCTCCAGTGAGTTAACAGGAACGGTTACGTTGCAGCCAACAACTATTGTTGGGTCGTTTAATGGGCAAGGCTCTGTTTCATTTGTAGGAGGCTCAACGCTACTAAACGGTGAAGGAACCTCGTTTACGTCTTACTTTAATAAAGGCGATACAATATTTATAAACATACCGGAAACGACAGAGGGGCCGACGACACTTACTGGTTTCAACTCATCTTCCGATACGTTTACCGCCACCGATCACGGTTTGACTACAGGGGATTCAGTAAGATTTGCTGGAGACGGGGCTCCGGGAAATGTAAACTTTGCTAATCTGTATTTTGCTAATGTAGTAAACACCAGTACATTTAGTATTCATTACACTAAAACTGATGCTGACGCGGGCACAGACAAAGTGCAGTTAACTTCTATTGGAACAAACGTCACCGTGACTGGCATGACTGACGCTGGTAGTGTGCATGAGGCCACTATTAATTATGTCAACTCAGATGGTCAAATTACAACAGAAGAAGCGTTGCCGGCTGTTAGCCAAACAAGTATCGACTATCTACAGAACACTTCTCTGTTGTTGCGTCCTGATGGCTTTGCTTTGCATCGTCCTTACGATGGTGGCGTAGAATTAATTCCGCCTACCAACCCAGACAGTCAAATGATTCGTCAAACTCGTAAGTACTT